CAATACTCGGCCGGAGTCGAACCGGTAGAAAATGCTGCGTCATAAGCAATAACGGTACCAACCGTTTTTAATTAGGCGCCTGCTTATGCAGGACTTGTGTTTAAAACTGAACTCCAGGTGAGGCCATCTCAAGGGACGGTCACCACCAAGGTCAAGTGTTGTGCTATATACATACAGCCCGCACTGCGGGCTGAAATGGTGGGCACGCTACGAAGCGCGCCCATCACTAGTGGGGGCTGGGATTGAGTCCCGCTCCCAAAAGCAGTTGCAAACCCACCTAAGCTAACTTCACGAGCGCCGGCTGCGACGCGATCCACTTGATCCGCATGGTGGAGTAGAGCGTCGCGTTCGTGGTGTTGAACGAAGTGTATGAGCTTGGGTAGAATTCAACAGTGTCCGCGGCGGTGTAGGTGTTCCCAATGTCAAAGTTGTACGTCATCTCGGAATAATACCCCAAGGAGTCTGAGGTGTTGGAACACGCGTGGGGCATGTATCTCTGAAGAGAGTCGTCTCGCAACACGAACTCAGCAGCACCTGTTTTCGTCAAAACTGCCGGGGTGTTGACGCTGAGGGGGACGCCCAGCGACGCAACTGAATACGATGTTGGGGTTGTGGCCCCGCTGTTGACGACCGTCACAGTATAGCGACCGCTCTTCTTGAACGTGACAACTGGCAACAGATCGTTGCTGGCATCGATGTCAACGAGAGCATCTAGGAGGGCAGCGTTCTCTTTAGTGATTCCGCTTCCAAGATTCATGAGGGTCGTGACCTGTGCCGTGTTGCTTGGCACCACCTTAGGATTTGTGGACCGGAACGAACACTGGAACATGCTAGACGCCGTTGCGGGCAGGTCTGAACCATCTGCGTTGCTAGAAACCAACTGACGCGTAACGATGGGGTCGTCCCCTCCGACAGACTGAACGATTGGCTTGCAGAATTCAATATCGTAGGACACCCACAGCTGTCCCAGCGAGTTCCCGGACTCACCGGGAAGGCCCGATGACATCACTTGCAGTTTCGCAAAATCCGAAAAGCGTTTGTCAGCGACATAGTTGGGATCCTGAGAGCCGGTGTCGCGGACGTACAGCCACTCATCACGCCCTGCTTGGGGAGCACACTCTATAGCGTGCATGATGCTGTTAGAAGGCTTGGTGACTACGGCGAACTCGGAGTTCTCAAACGCCACAAGGGTGGGAAAAGGAAGATCCGCTACGTTGTAATTTGTGGCGATTCCAACAACTCCCATGGGACCGGCGGCAGAATAGTCTGAGGTGTTGGTGCGAAACTCAACAACCATTCCGTGGATGCGGTACTGCTGGTACTGCTTCGCCAGAGCGGACAACCACGGGAACAAGCTCGCGTTGCTAGGCTGAATGGTATACTCAGAGTTGCTGTATTCAACAGGGTTAGGAGGAACAAGCACGTCTGAGACATACTCCCTGTGCGCCACGCGGACTGAGTGATTGCCTTTTCGAAATTGTGGCGTGCTGCTCACCAGGCTGTCTCCTGTGTGTGAGATCCCGGTGGTGGCGATAGAGTTGTGCCTGACCTCGTAGTCGCCACGCCCTGTGATGGCCGCAATGCCCTTACCGAGAGCCCCTCCCACCAGCGCTCCTGTAGGGCCAAAGGCCCCGCCCGCAGCCGTGCCAAGGGTGGAGAATGTCCCCTTGGGGAGGGCTCTGGTGAGCCTGTCTATTTTATTACCGAGCGCGTTAAGCGCGCTCATCTCTCTGGCAACTGGAGGGGCGCGGGACTTCTTAGCCTGCTTACCCCTCTTACTATTTGACTTGTTATTCATAATCATCGGATCTATTATAAGGGTTTCCGCGTACTGCGGTAATTTTTCACCATCAGCTCTTTGCGAGAGAACTGAAAAACTCAATCTTTTTGGTTTCTTTTCTGTTTTTGTTAATACTCCTCCCCGTCGCTCTCGTCGTCTCTGACGTTTAGCTGAGCGAGGTTGTGGGGAATGTCCTCCTCATTGAAGACGTTTCCTCCGCGCATCCCTTTTCTGCGCTTTCTGGCCGCCGCTCGCT